TGGATGCAGTCGACAAGCCTTCCAATGCCGTTAGAAGTAAATGCAGTTTCTGTATAGTCATAAAGAATAGGGATCATCTATACCCTCCACCATCTGGGTGTGATCTGACATGAGGTGATAGTGCTGTCGTACGCGATGCCTGTTTCTCCGGCAGGGAGCACCGGAAAGTCATTCCCGGAAAAGCTAACCAGGGAATTGCAATTAGCATCGCCACTGAAACAGTCCATCATCTCACAGTCGATATCAATATGCGTGTAGTTATTCTCGGCGACAGTGACCATGACATCTCCTACCGTCAGTTCGCCATAGCCGGATACCCGGATCAGAAGCCTTGCCGGCATGGGCGTGGGATTCGTCAGAGTATCTCCGTTGGCCACTGACACAGGCGTCTCTCCACTGGTAAGCCACCGCTGAGGTTTGCACTCAAAGGTCAGGTCAAACTCTCCTGCCTGAAGGTGCGGCTCCATCTCCACTTCCAGACCGCCCTTATATACGGCAAGCCGGTACTCCTCCGGGTGATAGGAGTCCGTAAGCCGCACATACCCGACTGTCGACAGGAGCATGGACCTTAGGGCAGCCAGGTTCTCTTCCGCATCCGACACGATCCCGCAGCGGTAGGTGAGCTCCACGTTCTGAAGCCTCGTGCTGGTGCTGAGGAGGTCCCCGTCCCTCCCCGGAATGCTGATGTTCTGGTACTCCCTTGCCGGGCTGTTATAGGTGCCGGCACCGGAGAGATAGACGCCGTAGTCCCGGCTATCCTTTCCTCCGAATGAGAAAAAATTACGCATATACTGCTCCCTTCTGCCTCTGTACCTGGGCCATTCGCTTTGCCACCTCATCGGCCAGCTGCCGGACGTCCATACCCGGCGCCGCATTGACGGTGATGTAGGTATCCCCACTGGAGCCCACCATCTCACGAAGCTTTTTAAGGCTCATCACGATTTCCGCTCCTGCTCCGTCGCCAAAGCCCTTTACCCCGCCGATAGTCGGCAGGACCGTAGGGGACGTAAAGAGGACCGGATTGTCGTAGGCTTTCCGGTACCAGTCAACAGCAAAGGAAGGTTTTGTGCCTGCTCCGCCAAGGCCGTAGGGAGGCGTACCTCCGGAGATCCGGAAGTGCGGGAGTTTGAAGTGCGGGAGGCTCAGCTTACAGTTATTGACAGCACTTTTGATCTTGCCGATGGCATTATTGATGGTCGTCTTTGCGGTCTCAATGGGCTTTGTCATGGCTGTCTTCACCGCATTGAACTTGCTGGTCACTGCGCTCTTAAGGCTTTCCACTGTAGAAGACACAGTGCTCTTCAGCGTATTGAAGGTGTTCGTCACGGCTGTTTTCGCATTGGTAACAGCATTCGTGACTGCTGTCTTCAGGGCCTCCCATTTCTCAGAGACTGCCTTCTTCAGATTCTCAGCTGTCTGGACGACGCCTGTTTTTATCATGTTCCAGTCATGGATAAGGCCGTCCTTCATCTGCCTGCAGGCATCAACGATCTTGTCCCAGTTCTTAATGATCAGGATCCCGGCAGCAATGGCCACGCCGATACCGACGACCAGGGGGCCGGACAGAAGTCCGATCAGAGGCGCAAGGACACCCATGATGGCGCCTACCGCGGAAATCATGCTGCCGATGCCAATGATGATATTTCCGATCAGCATGATGACCGGAGCCAGGGCAGCCACGATCCCGATGATGGTCAGGATCATCTTCTGCTGCTCCGGAGACAGGTTCCTGAGCCTTTCTGTGACCATCTTTACGACCTCTGCCACCCGCTCCATGGCCGGCGCCAGAATGGTGGCCACGTCCGCGCCGATCCTGGCCAGCGTTCCGCCGACATTGGCCTTCAGCTCATCGATCGTGTCATTGGTTTCGTTCAGGGCATCCAGTGTATCCTGAGAAAGGATAAGGCCTGCTTCCTCTGCCTGGTTGCCGAGGTCCTTCAGCGCCGCTCCTCCGTCATCGATGATGCCGGCCAGCTGGTCTGCGCTCTTGCCGAAGATTTCCATGGCGATCTGGTCTCTCTCAGTCTCGTTGCCGACCTTGCTGAGGGCAGTCAGGGTATCGTAAAAAACATCCTCCACGTCCCGCATCTCGCCATTGGAATCCTTGACAGAGACACCCAGCTTCTTAAATGCTTCATTGCTCTCCGTCATCTTTGGCTTCATTTTCCTGAGAGCCCCGGTGATGTCTTCCAGGGAGACGTCCACCATGTCGGAGGCGTACTGCATCTTTTGAATGGACTCCGTGGAAAGGCCCGTCTGCTTGGCCAGGGTGTTGAGATCGTCTGCGTTTGTGACGGCATCATACCCCAGTTTCAGGAGGGACCCGCCCAGATCAGCTGCCGCAGCAGAGGCCGGCGCAAGCTTCTGTCCAAAGTCCGTGACCTTCTTCCCGGCATCCTGCAGTGCCTGACCAACGGCCTTCACCTGCTGGGAGGCGACAGAGCCAAACTGCTTATATTCCTTCTCCAGTCCGCCGAGATTCTGTTCTGTGTCGAAGATCTCCCGCTGGAGGGCATCCCACTGAGGCGTCCCTTCCTGAACGCCGGACTGGGCATCCTTGAGGGCCGCAAGCCGTTCTTTTGTCAACTTGATCTGGCTCTCCAAAAGCTTCTGCTTCTGGGTCAGAAGCTGTGTATTCTTCGGGTCCAGCTTCAGGAGCTTCGTGACGTCCTTGAGGTCCGACTGTGTCGACCGGATGGTCTTGTCCACAGACCGGAGGGCCTTGTCCAGGCCGGTTGTGTCGCCGCCGATCTCGACAGTTATTCCTTTGATCCTGCTTGCCATGTGTGATCACCTCCTTTCTGCGGGTATAAGAAAAGCACCAGCCATTTCTGGCTGATGCTTTATAGCACTGCTCAACAGCAGGACATAGGTTAAATCATTTTCAGATTATTGAATATAGAAATGATATATTCATATACTTCAACCATAAGATCATCGAGCGATGATTCGAACGTAAAAGTATTCTCGTTGAAGAAATTACTTTTTTCATTGTTCATGGTACCACCAGCTGTCTCCAATTGCAGATACCCTAAGGTTAATCCGCTTGGCTTAAACTGAATCCCAATACAGTCTTTGTAATAAATTGTTTTAATACCGTCAGTTGCATTGTTCGTGATAATAGAACCAAGAGTAACGTCTGTAGTGATTACGCATTTGTAGGGATATACCTTGATACTCCGGCCTCGTGCTCCTTTTAGTTCATATAGGAGATTCTCTTTGTCTTGCTCCCTGGCTGCAATGCGTTCCTTTTCGATTTCACCTCTGCGTTCTTGAGTAATAAATACTATCTTCTCTAATTCTTCTTTCTCTTTTTCTTGCTTTTCACGTATTTCTTGTCTTTTATTATCTACATCTATCCCTAATTGTTTTTTCTGCTCTACTTCTGCTGCAAGTGCATCTTTGTAATCCTGTGCAACTTTTTCAACTTCATTATCAGGGATTTCAATGCCGCTAAACCCCACCTTAAAATTATACTTTTTCAGTATATAGTCATCAAATTTCCCCCTGTTGAAACCATACTTACTGGACACCTCTTTTGATTTCATGCGACTCTCCCTTCTCAGTGGTGTTTAACGAATAAAAACTGTAGACATTTTTGTGTGACATTACCTTATCCACTTGGCAATACTGATTGCTATATTGCAAGATCAATTGTAAACCAAACAGTTCATATGGGTCCAGCAAAAGCATTTGTTTTACACGATAGTACTAGGGATGTATAAAAGCGGTAGTGATACTCAGAACTTATCAAACTCTTCCTGCCCTGCCACCTGGTCGTACTTTACATCGTCATTACTTTTCTCCGTCCAGATGTCCAGCACCATCCCGATCGTCAGAAGGTCGAGATCCCGCAGTGACAGCCCGATCTCCAGACAACGCAGCAGAAACAGCGCAGTCGTCATCTCCCGGCTGCTGCGCTTAAGTTTTTTTTAGCAGTCACATCCGTGATCAGATTTGTTCCCCACAGTTCCAGTATCTCCGGCAGGATCTCATAAATGGAGAACATCTCGAACTGTTCGAGCCATTCATCGATCGTCCCGGGGATGGTCGGATCCGCATGGAAGGCCATGATATAAGCCACATTCTCAAAAATCTCCAGATCCTCAATCTCCAGGCTGGATTCTTCCTCGTCCCCCTTATCCCTGAAGGACTTCTCCAGCCTGCTGAGGTCTTTGAAGATATCTCTCTTGAACTTCAGGCGGTAGAGCCGCGGAACAGAGGCGGAGGACCGGAACTTTACTTCCCGGTCCCCTACCATGACTGTCTTCTCGATCATCCCTCACCTCCTGTTTCCACAGGCGTGTACACCGCTTCATACCAGCCGTTGTAAGTGGCTGCTGCAGTGTCATCGCCTGTCCGGCTCTTGACCAGGCCGTCCTCCCTGGGATCAGCTGTAAGGGAAAGCGTCTCCGTACCCGGCTCGACCGTCTCCTCCTTGGTCTCCGACTGGATGGAAGGGCGGGAGGCCGTACAGTTATACAGCACGTGCCGGATCGCGTTGATATCCCCGTCGAATTCAAACAGGAGCGCAAAGTAGACGCTGTCCCTGTTGTCCGCCTTCTCCACCAGCACGCCGTTCGTGTCCTTCGTCTCCTGGAGGATCTCTGTCCTGAACCACTCAGGGATCAGGGCGATCTCCAGGTCTCCGGAGTAGCCGTTGTTGGCTGTGCTCCGGTAGTAGACGATGCCGTCCGCATAGAAGGGCGTCGATTCACCTTCCGCGTCCAGGGAGATACTGACCGCCCCCGGGATGGCCTGCGGCGTGGCATACGTAAAGGCTGTCACACCGTTCGTGACGGTCTTCGTCATCTTCGCCGCATGGACGTTCTTCAGGTTATATTTGATCTTGTTACCCATGTTGATCTACCTCCGTTTCAAATGCGTAGAGGACCTCATAGAGCCTTTCGCTCTCGATCCAGACCTCTGTCTTGTCATAAAAAATGCCGTGCGCATCCAGCACAGCCTCGAGTACTGCCTCCGTCTCCGGGTCCTTTCTGTCTGTGTAGAGTTCCAGGTGGACCTCCGAGATCTTCGCGTACACCCTTCCGTCCGCGGAGAAGTTGTTGGATCCGGGATACAGGAAACAGACAAAAGGCGGATCCACAGCCTCCCCCTCCGCGAAGTGGTCGTAGGCGAAGGGGATCCCTGTCTCCGCCAGCATCTCCATCTGTTCTGTGTGTGTCATTACCTCACCCTTTCAGTGCCTCCTCGACATCCTTCAGCAGCTGCTCTTCCCCGTGTGCCTCCGCCGGCGCGATGTGAGGGAAAGCCCTGGTCCTGCCGCCTCCCCGCTTTGCATGACCATGCTCCAGAAGGTGGGCCAGCATGTACCGGGTAGGCGAGTGTACGACCAGCTCCAGGGACTGGCTGGTCTCCTTCATGGTCTTTACCCGCCAGCTTTTTGAATACTTCCCTGTGTTTATTGGCGCGCCTGCGCCGATCTCCTTCTTCACAGTGTCACCGGCTTTCTTTACGGCCGACTTCATGCCTTCGCCGACATCATAGCCGTACTCCTTCAGTTCATCCATCACCGCGTCAGACAGCTCGTCCACAGTTACTTTTCTTCCCACTATTTCACCGCCTCACTTTCCGGCATCTGAACTTCAGGGCGTTCTTCTTAAAACTCAGGTGGTCCACGGAGAGAATGTCATAAATCTCCCCGTCCAGGAGGATCCGGTACCCGGTGGAGGTCACGGCCGCTGTCTCTGAAGAGTACCTGACTGTAACACTCATATCTCCATGCTCCACTGTCTGCCCTGCTTCTGCTTGTTCCTGGCCGCCTTCCCCGCTGATGGTAGCCCAGCAGGTGAAATAGTCTGTCCAGGTATCTGTGTGATTGCCGTACACATCCGTGACGGTCTCATTCTTCTGGATGGTCACACGTTTGTTCATCGCTCCGATATCCATCACACCACCCCTTCCCGGATGGCAAAGAGGATGGACCGGAGGGTCAGCGTAAGCGCGTGATGGTCCGCCTCCTCCCGGTGCTCAAAGAGATACCCTAGAGCGTAGAGGACAGCGACTTTCATAGTCTCCCGGATGGGAGCGAGGGAGGCGTCTTCTGCATCAGAGTTCACTTCCTCCCACTCCTCATCCGTAAGCCTGGCCACATCCACACAGAGCCTCTCCGCAGCGGATAAGAGGGTGCCGATCATGGCATCCTCATCCGCTGTGTCCACCCGGAGGTACCCTTTGGCTTCATCCGGCGTTACAAGTGCCATGACCGGTCACCTCCTTTCTCAGGTACCGCTGCTGGCAGTACCGGTGCCGAGGGCCATGACCTGCATCGCCTCTGGCAGGATGAGCTTGCCGTCGACTCTCTGGGTCCCGATAAAGCCCACCTGGTCATTCACGGCGTACAGCTCGTTGAGCCTCTTGAAGGTACGGCTCTGTCTGTCGGCGATCCAGTAGTAGGAGAAGTCGCCGAAGAGGAGGACCTTCTTGTTCTTGTCGGTCGTGGCATTGCCGGTGATCGCCGGCATGTAGCCGCTGGTGTAGATGGGTCTGCCCAGGATGGTATCGGGTTTGCCCACATCCAGGCCCGGCTTCCAGATGTAGTGGCCGTTCAGATCCTTGAGCAGCATCAGCTGCAGCAGCAGGGTCTCGTTGCACAGGAAGGAGGCGTTCCTTCTGTAGGGAGACTTCAGGCTGTAGTACAGCTTATAGACGTTGTCGAAGTGGACCGTCTGGGCATTGGACGTGGTGTTGCCGGCGCTGGCGCTGAGACTGGTCAGGATACCGGTCGGCATACTGGGAGTCGTCTGCGGATTGGCGGAGGGGCCGGTACCGTTGATGAAGGCATCCTCCTCCGCGTTGCCGAATCTGACACCAAAGCGCTGCGCGATGTGGCCGGCGATGTCGAAGGCGGAGTCGTTCAGAAGCTCATTACTGACCTTGATCATGCAGCCCAGCTTGTAGGCGGACAGAGTCTCCTGCGCAAAGCTCATGTCAGATTCCTGGATGGCCGCACCTTCCTCGATCCAGGATGCGGTGCCGGTGTCCATTGCGAGCGGGATGGTCCTGGTGCCGGAGTTCGTGTGGATGGTCTTTGCCAGGGTACGGAAGATGTTGTTCTCCTCAAGGCCCTGGACCAGCTGCCTCTCGAACTCATCCGGCACGGTGTAGCCGCCGTTCTGGTCGACGCCCACACTCAGGGCATCGCGGACCTCCATGGTGTTCACGCCGCGCATCATGTTCCAGAAGGCGTCGTTGTACTCGGCAGTGGCAGTGGGACGGACCGCACCCTTTCTCTGGCCGGCTCTCGGATCCGCGTGGACAGGCGCGGAGGTCGCCGCGGAGAGCTTGGCGTCCATCTCCATCTGGTCCTCCAGACGCCTGATCTCATCACCCAGGGCCTTCACGTCGGCAGCCATCTTCTCATACTGCTCGACCGCGGATGCCTCCACCAGGCCGTTGTCGCCTCTGTGCTCCTCCAGGAAAGACTTGGTCTGTTCCCAGAGAGTATTCCTCTTGTTTCTCAGTTCGATGATCGTGCTCATTCTGTTCCTCCTTGTGGAAAGTTATGTGGAAAATGTGTAAACAAATAGCCGGGCTCCTCATCTGAGGAACTCCAGCTGATTTCTGAGGATCTGATAGGGGACGGCTCCATCCTGCGTCTTTCCGTCCATGCCGATCTGAGGCTCTTCCCGTGCCCTGGGCTGTACTGTGTTCGTAACCCCCAGTCTGTTCAGGATGGCCATATCCATCCGCCTGGTGGAATACAGCTGCGCTGTAAGGACCGGTTCTTTATCTACGGGCTCTTCGGGAGTCTCCTCATCTGCCTCATCTGCCTCCGGCTTCTCCCTGTCGTACAGGATCTCGTCGCAGAAGCCGTAGTCCATCGCCTTTTTTGCATTCATCCAGGTCTCCTCACTCATCAGGTCCGCGATCCTGCTGCGCCGCATGCCGGACTTGGCGGCATAGGCGTTGATGATGGATTCCTTGACCTCATTCAGTGTCTCGATGGCCTTCTCCATGTCCCTGGCGTTTCCCATGGCGATGGTGGAAGGGTCATGGATCATAAGAAGGGCCGTAGGGGACATCTGCACCCGGTCGCCGGCCATCGCCACGACGGATGCCGCGGACGCCGCGATCGAAGCGATCCTGACCGTCACCTGTCCGGCATAGTCCTTCAGCATCGTATAAATCTCCGCGGCGGCGAAGACATTGCCTCCGGGGGAATTGATCCATACCGTGAGGTCTCCCTCCTCCGCCTCCAGCTCATCCCGGAAATCTTGGGGCGTGATCTCATCGCCCCAGAAGGATTCCGAGTCGATTGGACCTTCCAGCCGCAGGACCCTGCCGCCGGTATCGTCCCTGATCCAGTTCCAAAACTTATTCATCGTTTACCTCGCTTTCTGTTCTCCGGCTTCTCTTCCGGAGGTGCCTGCTGCTCTTCCTTCTGTTCCTCCCGGATCTGCTGCTTCCCGGCATCCTCCAGACGGACATAGCCGCCGTTCAGGTAGTAGTCGTCGCCGCCCTTCTCCGCCGGAATCAGGTCCATGTTCTCAAGGCGCCTGCAGTCGTTAGGCGACAGAAATCCGTTGCTGATACCGGTTGCGTACCCCTGCATCCTGGACTGGTAGTCACCCCGAAGGAGGCCGTCCACGTTGAACTTGGGAAACAGGGTATCTTTTTCCTCTTCCAGCAGAAGATCCTTTATGATCGCCTGCTCGAACCTCACCAGCCATGGCGTCAGGGTATGGACCACGAAGTCGATCGACTGGTGCTCGATGTTGGAAAAGGTCGCGTGCTCCAGGTCCTGCACCATGTGTGGCGGCACCCGGAAGATCCGGCAGATCTCATTGACGCCGAACTGGCGGGTCGACAGGAACTGGCTGTCCTCAGGAGGGAGCGAGATCGCCTTGTACTGCATCCCCTCTTCCAGGACCGCTACCTTGTGGGCGTTGCCTGAGCCGCCGTAGACGGCTGTCCAGTTCTCACGTATCTTACTGGGATCCTTCAGCACACCCGGATGCTCCAGGACGCCTGACGGCTGGGCGCCGTTTTTGAAGAAGCTGCTGCCATACTTCTCAACGGCCAGCGTGGTGCCCAGGCTGTTCTTCATCATAGCGATCGGGGAGAATCCCACCAGGCCGTTGAAACCCAGTCCCGGCACATGGAAGATCTCGTCCCTCCTGAAGTAGACGTCTTTGTTCTTCTCTCCCGGCTTCTCGTCCGTATAGGCATGGTAGATGTAATAGATCTCTCCCTTCTCGTCCCTGTCCACTTCCACGTTTTCGGGAAGGAGGGGATAGAGGCTGAGGACGCTGTTTCTCCCGTCCCGGATGATCTGCGCGTAGCAGTTGCCGTACAGGAGAAGGTGCGTCATCATGACCTCCCGGAAGGAGAAGCTGGTCATCTCCGGGTTCGGCTGCCGGTAGAGCAGCTTATACAGAGGATGATCCACTGCCTTCTCCTTGGAGCCTGCCTCCTCATTCATCCTGTAAAGGTGAAGCGGCAGCCCCGCCACTGTCTCCGCAAGGAGCCGCACACAGGCATAGACCGTCGCGATCTGCATGGCGCTCTTCTCATCCACGCGTTCCCCTGAATCGGCTCTCCCGAACACGAAGGTCTGGCCGGAGTCCCTGACGTTATCTTCGATCTTCAATACCTCCGGCTCGTCCCTGGGACTGATGCCCAGCCAGTCTAAAAAGCCCATCTCTCATTTCCTCCCATAGAAAAAGACATCAGAAGACCAGGAGCCCTCTGGTGTCGTACACACTCTCTGACGTATCGTTCCCGCACCGGATCGCCCGGTCGAGCCCCATGATCATGGCAATCGCTCCGTCTATCTTCTCCGTTGACTTCGCTTTGTCCGCCTTGATGTTGCCGGCTGGATCCGTGCGGATATAGATGTTGTCCATCATCCACCTCAGGACCGGATGGCCGCCGTGGACGATCTTCCCCTCCAGCACCAGCTTCATCAGTTCCTTGGTGGGAGGCGACATACTCGAGAAGCCCTGACCGAAAGGGACCACCGTAAAGCCCATCCCCTCCAAGTTCTGGACCATCTGTACGGCTCCCCACCGGTCATAGGCGATCTCCCGGATGTTGAACCTCTCACCCAGCTGCTCTATGAACTTCTCGATGTAGCCGTAATGCACGACGTTCCCTTCCGTCGTCTGCAGATACCCCTGCTTCTCCCAGACGTCATAGGGCACATGATCCCTCCTGATCCTCAGGTCCACCGTCTCCTCCGGGATCCAGAAGTAAGGCAGCACCACGAAGCTGTCATCCTTATCCAGGGGCGGAAAGACCAGCACGAAGGCCGTGATATCTGTCGTGGAGGAAAGGTCCAGACCACCATAGCAGACACGGCCTTCCAGCGCGGACTCATCGATCTTTCCGCCACATCTATCCCACTTCTCCATGGGCATCCAGCGGACCGCCTGCTTCACCCACTGGTTGAGCCGCAACTGCCGGAAGCTGTTCTCCTCTCCCGGATTCTGCCTGGCTGACTCACAGGCAGCCTTTACCTTGTCGATCCCGACCGTGATCCCCAGGGAGGGATTGGCCTTCTTCCAGACCTTCGGATCTGTCCAGTCATCCGTCTCCGAGGCGCCGTAGATCACAGGGTAGAAGGTCGGATCCTTCTTCCTGCCGGCCAGGATGTCCAGGGCTTTCTGGTGGGTCTCATAGCAGATGCTGTTGGTGTCGGTGCCGGCAGTAGTGATCAGGAAATATAGGGGCTGCATCCTGGCGTCGCCGGATCCCTTCGTCATGACGTCGAAAAGCTTCCTGTTAGGCTGGGTATGCAGCTCATCGAATACGACGCCGTGGATGTTGAAGCCGTGCTTTGAATAGGCCTCCGCGGACAGTACCTGGTAGAAACTGTTCGTGGGGAGGTAGATGATCCTCTTGGTCGCGGACAGTATCTTGCACCTCTTGCTGAGAGCCGGGCACATCCGGATCATATCTGCCGCGACCTCAAAGACGATACTAGCCTGCTGCCTGTCCGCGGCGCAGCCGTAGACCTCCGCTCTCTCCTCCCCGTCCCCACAGGTAAGGAGGAGGGCGATGGCGGCTGCCAGTTCACTGTTATGCGTCGGCAAATAAGAACGCCCCACCAGATACTGGTGAGACGGGCTGTCGACCTGGATGCACTGCATCCCTCTGTTTTCTATCGGCTCGATCTTATCGATGTATCGGTAATGGCTCCGTGTCGCAGGGTTCCTTGGTACAGCGCGATGCTGTTTCCTTGAAAGTCCCGCGATCTTCATATCACTGAACGCAGTGAACTTTACATAGTACAGGGTCTCTCCTGTCTCTACCCTTCCGCACTCACAGCTGGGGAGCGACCAGTCTGATCTCTGTGTGGATTCTGCCGTGGAGACCGCGTTCTTGATTCCCAGGCTCCACAACAGTTCGCTTACACTGTCCGCAAGGGCTTTCTCTGTGGACGTATAGATGGCCTGCCCTTTTCTGTCACTGATCGCTCCGTCTGAATCCATGAGCCCCTGCAGGAGCCGGAACCTCTGCTCTTTTGAAGAATGCAGATAGGCGGGCGGTATCACTTTGTCATGGAAAGATGATACCAGAACTTTCTTCAGGCATGGCACCCGGAAGACCACGCTGTCGCCGGTATTGGGCCATGCGTTGGAAACTGTATGGCTGTTCTGGATATTTTCCAGCACCTGCGGGATATCACCCGTCTTTACCGTGATCTCCGGTTTTACCGCATTTCCGTTCCCTAGCCAGTATCCCATCAGATACGGTTCAACAGGCAGCTCAGCTTCCGGATACGACGCGCATCCGGCCACATGGATTCGAAATCGAAAACTGTTCCCATCCTTGGGCATCTCATACAGCTGCCGTGTCGTCATGACCGCCGCTCTTCTCTTTCCATAGGTGTACTCTCCGGCCCACTGGTGATTCTCGCCGGCTTCAATAACCGCACCGTCCTTGAAGGTGATGCGGAAAGCCTGCTCGGAATGATCAATCTGGCTCTTTGCAACTACATGGCATACCTTGCCGGTGTCGGAGAAGACAGTGTCTCCCACCTGCACCTCTCCCATCGTCGTATAGCCTGACGGTGTTGGGATCAGTGTATCCAGAGACAATTGCTTACCCTGCTTCTTGGGGATCTCGATATAGGCGGTATTGAACTGCCGGTACCCGTTGGGCTTCAGGATCCCGAAGACATCCCTGACGATCTGCTCCTGCCAGGGGATGAGCTCAAAGGGTTTTCCCGCCCAGGTCCCTTTCGTATGAGACAGGCAGCCGATGAAATCCACCGCGTAGTCCGCCGCCTCTTTATCGTAATGAGATCCCTTCGCCATGAAGGGCGTCGGCTTGTATTTCTTTAGCTTACGCATACATTGATTACGATCCCTTTCTGTGCTATGATTCTCAGACAACGGATATGAAGGAGGAACTCACCATGGAAAGATTCATTCCCTACGAGAAGCGCTCCAAGAAGAAAAAGAAGGAGCAGGACAAAAAGAACCGCGTCACCTGGGGCTTTAACCCGGTCACGCGGAACACGCAGAATCCCAAAGCCTATAACAGACAGAAAGCACGGAAGTGGAATCAGGACGATTACACCGACGTGCTTTCTTGTTCTATATGATGTTGTTACTTCATTCCCCTGTCAGTATGAACTCCGCATACCTCCCGCGGTCTCTCTCCACGAATCCGGCCAGTTCCTTAAAGCCCATCGCCTCCGCCACCTGGCGGACACCGCGTACATCGAACATATTCACCAGCCCCGTATCCCTGACGGCCAGGATCTGTTCCTTCAGCTTTTCGCCTACCGTGCGGTCCTTCTCGATCCGCAGGTCCGCGTCCGCCTCATTCTTCCACAGGGAGATATCCCTGTCCGTATCCCTGACCTCCATGACCCTCGTGATCTCATCGACGCCCAGAACGACACCGAGCCGGATCCCGATGTCCCAGGCCACATGGATGGTACCGATGTCGTCCACGTGGTCGACGGTCCCCTCACATCCCTCCGGCATCTCCCTGTAGGGGTCATCCATGCGGATCAGCCGCACTCTCGTGCCTTCGGGATATCTCTGCCTGATCTCCTGTACCTGCTTCCTTCTCATGACTTCCATTTGCGAAGCCCTCCTTTCCGATTCCATTCTGCCGTGAATGGTTCCCACTGAAAGCTGGCGGAAAGCACAGAGTTTTTCATGCGCTTAGTGCGCTTATCCATGGGAGAGCCACTGGAGGTAGACCTGCTCCGCGATCCTGGCCATCATGACCGGCGGCACGCTCATGCCGCAGACATACTGGACGCTCTGGTCCATGAAGTCGTAGTCCTCCGGGAAGGTCTGGCAGTGTACGAAGTCCATCTCTGTCATCAGGAGGCCGTCGCACATCCGGAAGGAGTATGCCGCGGAAGTAATAGTGGGTGACGGCTCATCATCGTGCAAGATCGGCAGCGTAAAGCCGCTCTTTCTCTTGATGACCCGCTCGTTGATATCCGCCACGGACTTATCTGTGGGCTTCCTGTACCGCATGAGCCTGGCATACAGGTTCGTCTCCGGAAGCGGTCTTCCGTGCTCCTCCCGCACCTCGCCGAAGGTGACCGGTCTTGAGGAGAACCGCATCTGCAGCTTCGGGAAGCGGAGATCCTTCCTCCCCGCGATGAAGAAGACTCGTTCCCTCTTCTGTGGGACGCCCATCCTTGCCGCGTTGAAGAGGAAGATCTGCGCATCGTAACCTGCTTCGTCAAAGGCACGAAGGATCCGGTTCACCCAGCCCCTGGCGTTCCCCGTGATGAGGCCCTTCACGTTCTCCGCTATCACTGCCTTGGGCCTGAGCCTTTTCGCCACGTCGATGAAGTAGAAGAAGAGGTCATCCAGCCGCTGCTTTGCCTGGCCTTCCCGGAAGGTCTTCTCCACGTTCCAGCCTTCCTCCCGGTTTCCCGCCATGGAGAAGACGCTGCAGGGAGGGGAGCCGTCCAGGATGTCCAGGTTAAAGAGTTCTTCCGGGATCCTGTCATCCGGGAGCTTCAGGAAATCCCGGATGTCCATGAGGTAGCTGTGCTTCGGGTGGTTGTTCTTCCGGTAGATCTTCATCATGTCCGGATCGATCTCGCAGTTGCCGACCACCGTATAGCCGGCCAGTTTATACCCCATGGACGACCCGCCTCCGCAGGAGAAACAGGAGAAGACCGTATGGCCATGTTTCCTCTTCCCTTCCAGATCCTCCAGCTTCCATTTCCAGGGGAACTCAGTTGAACTTAAAGCCGCATTTCGGGCACTCGTACCGGAACTTCTCATCCCCGAACACCTCCGTATCAAACTCCGTGGATCCCTCCATCTCCTTCTTTGGCCCGTCACCCGCCGGGAGGTCCGCTGCCATGCCGAAGAAATCAAAGCCTCCGAGGTCCAGGCCCTCCAGCTCCGTTTCCAGCTTGAGGAGGTCCCATGCTGCTTTCTCCCCGGTCTTGTTGTCCAGGTACCGGTACTTTTTCTTCTGCTCCTTAGTTAGACCCTCGCAGACGAGGCACTGTGCCTCCTCATAGCCCATGGCTTTCAGCGCCTTGTACCGGGTATGGCCGGCCAGAATGACATGGCTCTCATCCACGACGATGGGGGCAATGTAGCTGCACTGCCTGATGCTCTCCATGACCGCCGGAACAGCGCCCTCGTTCTTTCTGGGATTGTTCTCATACGGAGTGATCTCCGTGATCTTCAGTGTCTCCAGCCTCATACCTCGAACACCTCCCCGCAGCAGGGGCAGGTCATCGTCTTCGTACCTGTCCCCTCGTTCTCCTCATCCGGCAGTGCCGTCACCGGCTGGCCGAAGTCATAACCGAGGAAGTCGACGTCCGACAGTTCCTCGCTCAGTTTCCGCTGGTCCCAGGAGGACAGCTCCCCGGTCTTGTTGTCATAGAGCCGGTACTTCCTCTTCTGTTCCTCCGTGAGGCCGGAAACGATGACCACACCGCACTCCGTACGTCCAAGCCTCTTCAGGGCTTCATACCTTGTATGGCCTGCCAGGATGACGCCATCCTCGTCCACAACGATCGGCGCCACATATCCGCACTGGCGGATGCTCTCACATACATCCTCCACCGCGTCCGTGATGATCCTCGGGTTGTTCGGGTAGGGCCTGATCTCCGAGAGCTGTTTTGTCATATATTCCATTTGATCCCTCCTTCAGACGAGGCCCCATTCCGCGAACTTCTCAAATCCCCCGAGCCTCATGATGTATTTCCTGGCGACCGCCACGATCTCCCCGTAGGGCTTTCCGTCCACCGCATCGTCCCCGATCGCGCAGCTGATCTCCACAAGCTGTCCCGTCTCCCGGGCCTTCAGACAGGCGTAGATGTTCACGGAGACGTCTGCCTTGGACAGGTCCTTGCCATGGAGGCCTCCGCCGGTCACGCTGTCTGCCATGTCGCTCCCCAGCTTCCTGTTCGTGGCGCCGGCATCGACGTCCGGACCGCCTGTCCAGTCACCGATCGGGTTGATCTCGGCATCAGGATACATCTCCCTTAAGGCAGCCGTGTCCGCATTGCTCTGGCAGATGATCAGCCGCTCCCTGTCCAGGATGTACTTGCCGTCGTAAGGGAACCGGTCATAGATATCCCGCGCGATCATGGAAAGGGTCCTCTGCTCCTCAGTGACCGGCATGCCACGGAAGATCCCGTTGTCGCCGCAGCGGATGCCCCTGTCCTGGTTATCCGAGAGGCGCTCGTCCTGCGGCACTTCGATATAGGTCACCTCCAGGTCTTCCCCGGTGATCCGCTCCACTGTCTCCTCCACGATTTCCCTCGGGATGGGGACCGAAGTCTCCGCTGTGATAAAGCAGCAGCCGTGTCCCAGAAGGACCTCCACCGCGATCCTGGGCCTGTCATCATACATGTAGGCGTAGTCCACCAGCGCGCCAGCGATCCGGTCTGCCAGCTTGTCCGGGTGTTCAGGATTCACCTTTTCAAACATTTCCTCTCTCCTCCTATTTCTTCCTTGTCATCAGCAGCCGCTCCATCAGGTCGTCGTGGGGATTCGTGCCGCCGTACTCCACGGAGCAGTTCTCCTTCACGATCTGGTAGATCTGGAACCAGCACTGATTGACCTGCTTTAAGTAGTTCTGGCTCATGGTCACGTAGGGACTTGTGATTGCCGCGCCGGTCGTCGGATGCTTAGCGAGAAAACCATACTCAGAGATACAGATCTCACACTGGATCCACCTGGATACTGACATGGCATACTGCTCGATCAGCTGGGTGTTCACGTACCTCTCACAACCTCTCTCCCTGAGCCACAGGTATGTGCTCCTGTAGACGTCCGCCGCGCAGAGTTCTATGCCGCTCTTCTGGGCGGCTGTCATGTATTCCTTCACCGGCGGGACGTCGGCACCTTCCATCTCCGGAGGCTCAGGGAGCGACAGGACATCTGCCGGCTTACCAAGGGCGATCTTGTCAGTGAGGGCCTTGGACTTCCTTCCGGCGCCGACCCTGGCCCCGCCTCTCGCTGTTCCGTCTTTTGCCACCTGCCTCTCCCTCCTTTCCGGCAATAAAAAAGAGAGCCGAAGCTCTCTTCATTTCATAAATACATCTTGGTGTTTTCATCCGAGCAGCCCATGCTCCATGCAGTACTCCTGTATCCGCCTGTTCCGCTTGTCCAGGAAGATGTGCTCCTTCACCAGGAACCGGAAATACTCTTCCACTGTCTCCGGCAGACCGCTCTTCTGGAACGACGCATCCCCCATCCAGATATCGACGGAAGAATAATCCTCTGAAACGCAGTCCTGCATGAAGAAGAAATCCACGTATCCTTTGAAGTCTACGAACAGATCATAAAACGCCTTATCGCTTTCGATCACCTTCGACAGCGGACTCTCCTCACCGGCATAGTGCCTGCGGATACACTCGAGCGTCAGATCCCAGCGGTCAGCAATACGAGGGTTTGTACCCTTTCTCTGGTTCATGCTGTTCACATGTACCGGGAAGATGACCATGCTGCCGATGGTGTAGGACCTGTGCAGCAGATGCTCAATATACTGGTCAAAATCACTGAACCGCTCACGTACCTGATCGAGCACCTTCCTGTTCTTCAGGTGCGTCAGCTCAATGATGATCGTGTCGCTGGTGAAATAGAAATCCTTCCAAGACAATATAAAGGGTGCCCTTCCTGACTGGAGGTCCATCACCTCGCCGTTAGGAAGTGCCTTGCTCCACAGAGCCTTATGGTAGGTGTTCAGAGTCGGACTATACGTATCTGGATCCTTGCCTCTTGCATCTGACCTGAAATCAAAGGTTATGTCGATCATATCTATCATCCTGCCAGCCGAAGTTAATGTGTTAGCCTAAGCCAGTGAAGTGCCTTGATCAAACTGACTGCATGATCACCCCAATGACCACTCGCCCCATCTTTCCAATCGAAGACAGCATCGCCTATTTCCCCGATTTCATACTCATCCAGCCCTTCCTTCAAATCCCTGTATATATCGTTCAGGTCATCAAAGATCGTGCTACCGACTAGCTTGTCCTCATCCTCATCATCAAAGGGATCGAAGACTAGCCAATAATAATTGGGAAGATCTATTTTCAGTGGCAATACCCCTTCAAATCTTTTCACTGATACGTCTTTTACAGCAATATCGGGAAGATGAAATGCTTTCTCATACAGCTGCAGAAGAATGGACATTAACTCCTCAATACGCTCCCTGGTAATAACAAGGTCCTCGACCAAAGAACAATATCTTTTGACCAGTTCATAATACTCTTCAACGATTGGATCCATACTGACTCCTCTGCAAATCCCAAAGCCATAATCAGAATCATCCTGCCGTCGTCTGCTCTCTCAACGAGAATACTTGCGCATTGGTGAGTACGGATATCTGCAGTGTTTATAGTAAGTATATTTCTCCCTCGGATCATCAGGCTGGATTACTTTATATCCGATATTATGCTTCTGTAGAAAAGCAGTTAGCTCTTCAAGTTCATCACCCCTCAGTTCAACTGAAAAGCCAAGCAGTAATCTTTCCCGCATATTCATGGCATTGACATGGAAGTATTTTGAAGCTTCCAGGATAACCTGATTCATCGGTTTAGCCATAAATGGTTGTATGACGACTTTCGTAGGTTGCCGAAAAAGCTCCTCTGATTCGCACGGAGTATTCAAATCTACAGCGGCTAATGCTGAGCAATTAGAGCACTCTAAATAGAACGTCCCATAGTCATCTTGCTTCCAAACCAATGCCTTTTTGCCACAGCAATCACATACTACCGGTTCTAGAAGATTATGGCACAGCTTGTACTCTATGCAGTCATTACAGCCACTCATGATGTATTCACTCTTTCTTTATCTGTTCATGGATAAATTCAGTATAGCATAACAGTACCGCTATTATTCTCCTCAATACCCCGTTTGAATTGTGATTTTTACGCACGACACTGGCCGCCGTTCCCTGGAGGGGCTTGTTCCGGAGATTGTTCCCCGCCCCGGGGGTTGTCTAGCCGGTTGTCTTGTCAGTCGTCAGGGTTACCTGTCGCCCAGGTCGTGGTGGATCCGGTTGTGACAGGACCGGCAGAGAGACATGAGGTTACTGTCTTCATGTGTCCCGCCTCTGGAGACCGGTACGATATGGTGGACTTCCTCCATAGGCGTCATCCTTCCCTCCCTGTAGCACTGCTCGCAGTAGGGGAACCGTGCAGCATGCCTGGCCCTGGCAATCCTCCAGGCAGCGCCATACTTCTTCTTTATTTGGACCGGCCGCGTGTACCGGTTGTACTGCTGGTCCATCAGCTTCTTATGTTCCTCACAGTACTGACTTCCCGGTACTGCTTTCTTACTGCAGCGTCCGTAGGCGCATCCTCTCATTGGGCTTCTCGGCATCAGCTGGCCTCCGTGTTCTTCCTCAGGTTGCAGCAGTCATCCGGATCCGGATTGAAATGATGCTTCCAGTATTCATAGGCTTCCGGCTCATCCTCACAGACTGTCACTTCCTTAAAGCCCGTAATCCTGGACAAAAACTCCTTCTTTCTCTCCAGCGGCAAATGCCGGTAGTTTCCGCTCCTCACCGTGTAGGCTGAGTAGTCGACCGGAAAGGTCTGCCGGATGAAGGCATTGCATCTGAGGAACTCCACCAGGATCTTGTCACAGCGGATGGAATTCAGTTTCTCAAAATCGATGAACTCCGGTATGAATGGAGAAAGGCGGACAGAGACATCGAAGCCCAGGGCCTGCAGCTTCTCGACTGCCCGGATCCTGTCCGATATCCTGCTCGCCTTCTCATAGACCAGCGCCTGCTCGTCATCCGTCGCTGTAATGCTGATCTGAATGTGAGCCAGGTCTTTGTCATATATCTGGATGTACTCGTCATCCGCAACCATTGCGGACTTCGTTACAATGAGATATTCGATCCTTCTCCTGTTCAGTTCCCTGATCGTCTCATAGGTCACGCGGCATCTCTTCTCCATCGGCTGGAAGCAGTCAGTCATGCCGCCGAGCCTCAGAACCTGGCACTCAGGAATCCTGTCCAGTCTCCTCCGGATCTTCTCCACATCCGCGACTGCCGGTTCCTCCGGATGCCACAGATTTCGGAACTCCAGAAGAGATCTGGCATAACAGTAGTCGCAGTCGTGGGAACAGCCGCGCCCGTAGGTATCGAGCCTTACCGGATACCGGCATCTGGTGCCTTCACTGCCACCGGCTTTCTTATAGAATGACTTGTATTCTGACATGGTCCTCTCCGTGTTCTGGGCATAGAAAAAGCCCCACGGATCTGCGTCCGAGAGGCTCTTCAAAGCTTTATCTTCACTTTCTTCAGTATAACAATATCAGATTTGCAAGATGTCATCCAGTGGACAGAACTGCCTTTAACTATCCAATTTTCGCCATAATTACTATGTGGTTCTGACTCTCTGGATTATTCACGAGAGCTTATATGCTTAGATTCTGACATAGCTGATGTTCGCCCTCTCCGGATATAGGCAGCCTTATTTCCGTATAATCTTTCAGCACAGATTCTACTTCTCCGCAGATCTTCAGAAGTAAATTCTCAAAGTATATACTTTGCTGATACTTCTTATAATACCCGTGATGACAGACACAAAAATAAATGATCTTCAATAGGGAAGTCTTAGATATGTTCCATGCAATGATTTCTTTATCATCTAAAACAAATGCATCACAGGTTCCATCAGAAGACCCATTATTAAGCAGACCAGGCATTTTCGATATTAGCCTACTGTATTTTCTGATAATCTTAAGAACTCTTTTTTCTATCTCTATATCCTGTATGACAGTTTTTCTTTTTATAGGCTTCTCCTGGCCAAATACATAATTGCACACTTCAACACAGCCGCCCGAAGAAATGGATACTGAGTATCCGTCTTCTTCCCCGCTTCTTCCGAATGATCTCGTGCATTTGCATGCAAATATTATTCTTTTGATGGCTCTGCCCTCCCGAATAATTATATGCTTTACGATTAGATCTTTAAGCAATCTGTAATCGCAGTATCCTTTGTCCGTCACTCCTGTTTATTGTACCATACCCTCTGTGCCTATAACCTTGATCTTTATGGCACCTCCACCATCTCCAGCGCCTTCCGGTGCATCTTGTACACATAGTTTTCACTGTATCCCATCATGTCGGCGATATCCTTCCAGTCATAGAAGCAGAGATATCTCAGTTCCAGAAGACTGCTGCATTCTGGATCCGGCACAGCGTCGATGACGTTCTGGATCTCTGCTCTTAGGTCGAGGAGCCTGTCGACCTCTGCTCCGATCTCCTTCTCCCTGTCATAGATCTTCAGCAGCCGGTCCTCCATTCTTGAACTATCCTGAGATGTCTGGACCCGGATGTCGTTGAACACGGCAGTGATATTCTGCACATTGTCCCTCAGTATCTTTATCTGCCGGAGCTTGCTGATGATCTTTCGTTCCAGGCCATAAGCCTGCCCCAGGTATTCTTTGGCTGTCATCTTACTCTCTGTTTCCATGATTCACCTCCTCTCTCAGTTTCCTTATAAGCATCTCCCCGTCTATCGCGGTCAGGACCCTGAACCATTGCGACCGGAAGAACTTCTCGCACTCCGTGACTGTCCTTTCTGAGGCTATCTCTCTCAGAGCCTTCCTGTAATCCTTCACCGCCTGCAGGATGATGGCATTCGCCAGCTCCTCCCACGGATCCACACCTGGATCTATCGAGTCAGGTCTGATCATCTCCTCACCTCCTCTATATCTGCCTTCACCGCGTCGATCAGAGCCGACTGCGTAAGGTCCTTGGTCTTTAGTGCCTGCATCACCCGCTCATCAATGGTGCCTTTTGTGATGATGTGATGGATGACCACTGTCTCCTTCTGGCCCTGTCTATGGAGCCTGGCATTTGTCTGCTGGTAGAGCTCCAGGCTCCAGGTAAGGCCGAACCAGATTAGGGTGGAGCCGCCGGCCTGAAGGTTAAGACCATGGCCGGCACTGGTCGGATGGATGACTGCAGCAGAAATCTCCCCCGCGTTCCAGTCATCAATGTCTCTGGCTGTCCGGATCTCCCTGACAGGGAACCTCTGCCGGATCCTCTCAAGATCATGCTTATACCAGTAAGCGATCAGGACCGGATTGCCGTTCGCCCCCTCGATCAGGTCTTCCAGGGCGTCCAGCTTGCGGTCATGGATGGGGAGGACGTTCTTCCCCTCGTCATAGACAGCGCCGTTCGCCATCTGGAGGAGTTTGCCGGAAAGGGCCGCAGCGTTTGCAGCATCGATCTCCTGTCCCCGGATGCTGGCGACCATATCTTTCCGAAGGCTGTCATAGATCCGCCTCTCCTTCTCATCCATTTCCACCCGCACCTCATTCATCACACACTTCGGCAGTTGCAGATAATCGCCGGATCTCATGGAGATCGTGATATCGTTGATCCGCCGGTAGATCTCCTCCTCCGCGCCGGGAAGCGCTCTGTAGGAGAAGACCACTGTGCCGTTCGTCTTATCCGGCCGGAAGAACGCGGCCCGGTATCTGGTGATATACCTCCCAAGCCGCTCCCCCATGTCCAAGATCCGGAACTCCGCCCAGAGATCCATAAGGCCGTTTGAGGAAGGCGTACCGGTGAGACCTACGATCCGCTTCACCCTGGGCCGTACCTTCAAAAGGCTTTTGAAGCGCTTTGCCTGGTTCGACTTGAAGCTGGAAAGCTCATCGATCACTACCATGTCAAAGTCGAAGGGTATGCCGCTCTTCGTGACCAGCCAGTCAACGTTCTCCCTGTTCAGGAGGTATATATCGGCTGTCGTGGAAAAGGCTGCCCGCCTCTCCGCCTCGCTCCCGACTGCCACGGAAAAGGTGAGGCCTTTCAGGTGGTCCCACTTCTCTATCTCCGAGGGCCAGGTCTGGGACGCTACTCGGAGAGGAGCGATCACCAGGACCTTCCGGATCTCAAAGCGTTCAAAGCAGAGTTCGTATATGGCAGTCAGCGTGATGACGCTCTTCCCAAGTCCCATCTCAAGAAGGACCGCTGCGACCGGATGCTCCAGGATGAATGCCGTGGCATATCTCTGGTATTCATGAGGTTCGTATCGCATCGATCACGCCTCCGATCTGCTCCACACCATCCACCGTAAATACCGGAAAACCAAGCTGCTCCAGCTGCCTTTTCCGCCTTTCCTGCAGGATCCGCAGCTTCTTCCCAGAACTCTTCAGCTCCACGAATCCGATCTTTCCATCGGGGAGAAGGACGATACGGTCCGGCACGCCATCCCATCCGGGGCTTACAAACTTGGGGGCAAAGCCGCCGCTTTCTCTCACTGCCGTGGTAAGTTTCCTCTCAATGTCTTTCTCTTTCATATTCATCCTCTCTTCAGGAACAACAGGCACGAAAAATCCTTACGCGCGTAAGCGCGTGTTCGCGCCTTATCTTCTATTCATAAAAATCATTATTTTGTGCTATATAGAAACAGTTGTGGCTTTCGTTCCATAAAGCTGGTTTTCCACAGTGTTTGAGGGGTCTGGAGCGGAACAAGCCTGCCTGCCCCTGTTCCCACAGGCCCTTATTGTTCCGGCTGCTTGTTCCGCAGCTTACGCTTATAGACACGCTGCTTTCCATAGATGGAGAGTCTCACAGCCTTTCCTGCTCTTTCCCATCCCTCGATATGTGTCATGATGGAAGCGATGGCGTAGGAGTCGGTCGGCTTCATATCTTCCTTGGCCTTGCCAAAGCACTCGCTCCAGATCTCGATGTTGCTGACCTTGTCACGGCGGACCTTTCCCTCCGGTCTGGTAGGGTCTGCAGTGTCACGGAAGTAATCCCTGCGCCGGTAGATATCCATGCTATTCCAGGTGTCAGGAAGGAGCATCTCCAGGTATTCCCGGACAAGGCCTTCCCGGTCATCCTGCTCCATGGCTTCACGCTGTTCTTCTTTGGCGAGTTCCTCCAGGCTGTGATCCAGAAACAGATCCTCTCCCGCCTGTGCCAGCACCTTCGTCTCCGCCCAGATCTGATCGACCGTCTCCTGGTCAAGGTCCCAAGGCTTCAGTTTCCCCTCTCCCGAGACATGCACGTTCCAGTACCTGCGATTGCCGGTGATGTCCCTGAGGTACCCGTTCTCTGAGTTGGTCGTACCGAAGAAGACGCACTGACGAGGGTGCGGAGTGACCCGTCTTCCAAAGGAGGCGCGATACTTGTCATCCCTCCGCGATACAAAGGCCTTGACCTTCTCCAGATCCGCCTTGCGCATACCGGCCATTTCCCCGATCTCGTGGATCCAGTAGCCCTGCAGCTTCTCCGCTGCAGTCTTGTCGTTCATGTCGGAGAGGGTCAGACTGTCAGAGAACCACTCCATGCCCAGCTTCGCGATCAGGGTACTCTTCCCGATCCCCTGCGCGCCGTTCAGAACTGTAATGTAATCAAACTTGACGCCAGGCTCATATATCCGGGTATAGGCAGCGCACAGCGCTTTCCTGGTAACCGCCCGGGTATAGTCGCTGTCCTCCGCGCCCAGGTAGTCGATGAGGAGTGTATCCACACGAGGTACGCCGTCCCACTCCGGCAGGGAAGCGAAATACTCCCTGATCGGATGGTAGGAACGGTCATCCGCCGCTTTGGCCACAGCGATGTCATAATTGCGCTGTGAGAAGCTGCCGTAGTGGTCATCCACGTAGCAAATCAGCTGGGCGTCATCAGCATCCCGCCAGAACTTTGCCGGATGCTGCCATGGCACCTCCCCTTTGATCTCCAGGCCATCCGCCAGCTGGTTGAAGACGATGTTCTTCATATAAGGGTCGTTCTGCATGATCAGGCGGATGTTGTGGAGGCTGTTCTCGAGGTTCCCTTTTCTGTCACGCGTAAGGCCTTTCTTCCAGGCATCCCCGTCTCCTTCCGCGAAGTCCTGCTCCGCCTCCGCAAATCTCTCCTCCGCTGCTCTGGCCCGGACCTCCTCCTGGCGCATGGCGAAGGAACACATCTCTTTGAAAGACTCCTTGTCATCCAGGTCCCCGAACATATGCATACGGACGATGTCGAAAGC